TTACCGCCTTGCTGGTGGCGTATTGGTAGGTAGCCTGCCCAATCCTCAACAGCAATCGCGTATCCAATCACCTCGCCGTCACCTGTTGCCCATCCGGGCCCATTGGTTTTGAGGTTCGGGTCGCGTGTTTCGACATCTATGGCTATTTTTTTAGCATCAAAAATGTCAGGTAGTTCTGCTGGCGGCACCCACTCGCTTTTTGGCAGGAACATCGCCATCTGTAATGCCATTTATTCTTCTCCCGCCAATGCCGCATAGCCGCAAATGTCTACCCAGCTATCGGTATGATACGGGGTTTCGATCAGACGTGACACCTTTAACTGCACCAAACACAGATAAACTTGATCTACGCTTACTTCTTTATCCAGTATAACAGACCATAGCCGTGCAATACGCATATGGTTCGTGGTCGCATCTCCGTAGTCCTTGGCCCGTGGGCCGTTTACCAAGCCCTCTGCTTCTTTTAGTATTTCTTCACGTTTCATAAATCATAACTCCTTGAGATGTCTTCTGGTTCAACAATAAATAAATTCTGTTTGGTTCTTGTAACGGCGACGTAAAAGGTGCGGTGCATGTCATCGGGATCAAGTCTCATTGATTCGTCGGCCGCGGGCGATAGATCGGTAAACAAGATTACGTTATCGGCCTCTCCACCTTTAGATCCGTGGATCGTGGAAACTGTAATGCGGGGCGGTGCGTTAAACTTCTCGCCCCTACGTAACATGGCAATGATATACGCACGATCTGTCTCGGGCATTTTGTCCATGGCAACGTGCCAGATCATTTCTTTTGTGGCCAGCAGGCCGTAGTCCTTGACCAAAACGTCAAAGGAAAACATTTGATCTTCCTCCAGACCGCCTAATCTTTTAAAGCCGCGCTTTATTCTATCTTTGCTTGACATATAACTGTAGATACTTTTAACGGCGCGTCCCAAGATTTCTTTGTTATTGCGCAATTGCTCCCAACCCCTGATCGCTTCGCTCATGCGTTCCGACACACTGCGGTGACCGCGGAAGGTAAACAAAAGCCCCATGGCTTTTAGATCAGACGAAACGTCTTGCAGTAGGTAAGCGGCTTGGGCCAAGATTAACCAAGATCCTTCGCTTAGATCCAGTTCGTTAATCATGGATATTCTTGTAACAAACCCTTTCTCTTCACGCGGCTTGTAGGTCTTTGGAAATCTGCGGTGTATGCGACGGGCGATGTTCTGCGCTACTCCCCAAGGTAGCTTTGGTACGCGGTAGGATTGAGACAGGGTTTCTGACCCACCCTCAAGTCCGATAAAATGCTCGACATCGGCACCGGCCCATCGATAGATCGCTTGATCGTCGTCTCCGGCACAATACATTTTTTCAGAACGGCGGTCGAGCATATGTGCGATGTCCCACTGAAGGGGCGATAAATCCTGCGCTTCGTCTAGGAAGGTTACAGCAAACCGTGGGCAACAGCTTTCTCCGGTTTCGGCAAAGACACGCAACATATCTGTAAAGTCATAAAGGTTATAACTTTTTTTGTATTTGGTCAGGGCCTCGTCAACATATTTCACGACATTCCAACTTTCATCAATCCGGCTGATATTATATTGCGTACGAAGGGGTACTTTGCGCAATATTGCTAGGTTGATTAAACCCAAGACCGGATCACTCGACTTCTGCGTTTCAGGAATGTCTGAAAACCTGCTGGTCTTTTCGGAATGTAGGCTAACACCAATGGCATTGCCCAGCTCTCTGTAATGCTCCGGTTGCATTACCTGATCAGTGCGGATGTCCGTCATGGCCAGCGCAAGCGAATGCAACGTTTTAAAGAAAAACAAGTCTTGCTTGGGATCAAGGTTGAACCGCGCCGCGGCACGTTCCCGCGCTTCTTCTGCGGCCTTTCTTGTAAAAGCTAAGAAGGCAATGTTCGTAGGCTGAACGCCCGCTTCCAACTGCCGATCAACCATATCAAGAAGTTTGGTTGTTTTCCCCGTCCCGGGCGGCCCGAAAATTCTGAACATTGTATCCCTGATCCTCCATATCATTTACAATAACACGGACACGCTCTTGGCTTAGACCCAATCGATCTCCAATTACTTTTAAGTTCAAGTATTGTTCTTTCCGTAACCTAAAGATTTCAAAATCTCTTTCACGATTCTTCATTCATAACCTCTTTTATACTAACTCGTTCAACAAAAATGGGTGTTAAGTCACCGACATAACTCCCAACGACATTAAAGTCCAAAAATTCATATGCTTCTTCTTGTGTCATGTCATCTCTGCGCATTAACACTTTGGCGCACCGATCGTAGTCGTACACCGCAACGTCATTAGACCCTGCTCTGTGACCAATACCAATAAACGCTCGATTAAATCCATCTGCTAATAACATTAAAAAGGTGCCTCTCCTTGTGAAAACTTCGGTACAGATATATCCATGTCTGCACTTTCAAATGATGGGATTGCCCAAACGCGAACGGCTCGCCCTTTTATTTTAAGAACAACACTCTCGCCATTTATGTCTCGTAGCCGTTGTGCAATCTTATGTGATTTATATTCAAAGAACTTATTCTTTCGTAGGTGCGCTTCAAAGTCTCGAAGCCTAAAGTATGTAATATTTTCTTCCTCGTCTGTCCATGGGCGGCGGAGTAAGATTTCTTCTTTGTCTTGCGCTTGCTGTAAGAAACGACAGAACTCCTCAAGGTAGTCGTAGAACTGGCCAGAGGTACTAGCGTCCATAGCAACTTCTATGATGGCGCTTTCGTTTTCTTTCATTTCCGTGAGCAACGTACTAATACGACTTTCCCATGCAGGCTTGGCCGCGGAGCGTGGCATAAAGTTCAACTGCTCCATGCAAGCTTTCTGAAACGTGGGCTGTGAAAGGAGCCCTTCGGTATCTAGTTCCAGAGGTTCGCCGTTAACGTCCATAAACCAGACCGGAGGTGTTGAGTTGTACTTTCTGAGATTAGCGATAGCCGCGCCTTGTACCGCCGCTCCTACGCCAAATTTGCGCGTCCTACAAAGATCTTTGTTGCAGTGTGAATTTATGGGCGCGTCGTTACATTTATAGATGTAATCCTTACGCTGTAACTGCTTGGCCACAATGTTAACTTCCGGCAAGGGGAGCGGTGGTGATAGGTAGCGCATATTGTAATCTAGGATCTCCGCTTCCCAACTATCCGGATATGCCTTGCGTAAGTAAACACCAATATTAAATAAACCGTTGTTGCGTCCACCTTCAGATATTTTAGTACCGCAAAGGATCTGTAGGCAGGGCGGTCCGTCTTTTAAAAGCTCTGTACCACTTTTATTTTCAATCTGTAGCCTTTGCACTTCTTCCAAAGTTTGCACCTTGGCATCATACATATCAAAGAACTCTTGAAGCGTGGCGGACGTGCCGTCATCTTTAATACCGTAGCGCAATCCGTCTTCTGCGTTGTAATAAGGTAGGTTTAAGAAGTTACCCACATCTCCACGATCTAAGTGTAGTTTAATTTGCTTTGGAAATATTTCGCTTTCGCCAAACCCAAGTGCGGCGGACATATGCTGGAGAGCCTTCTGCATTTCGCGGGCTTCAATCCAGTCTTTTGTAAATAAGAAACAATGCGCACCACCTGATTTAGATCGGCACACTACTAAAGGTAGCTTTAATTTGGTTATCTTGCTGACAAGATCTTTGTGATCAAGCGGGTACTGATCAATATCGATACAACCCCACTTGCAGTTGTTTTCTTCGTTAATGGGTATAATACCAATGCCTTTACCTTTTCCGGTAAGGTGGCCTTCCCATAGTACCATGGTCCGTGGTTCGCGAAGGATAGCGGCTTTACCGCCGTTCTTGCCGTTCGCCTGTTTTTTCTCGATTTTAAATGTTCCGTAAGCTTCTTTGAGCCCATCAAATATTGTGGAAAACTTTTGAATTGACATTGTCGGTCCTAAAAAAAAGGAAGGGGTGGTGGGTTTGTAGCACCACCGCCCCTTCAGCTACTTAAAATGGTATGTCTTTACTGTCGGAAACTTCATCTTCTGAATGTTTCACAACAACATCTCCACTAAGTATGCTTTCCGCAAAAGCTTTTGCTTGTAGGTAGGTTGCGGCACTGTCAATAGAACTTTCTTTTGACATCTCCCAACCATGCCACGCACCTTTTGAGTTTTCCTCCGATATTGTTTTGAGAAGAAATACATGACTAAATCTTGGGGGTTTAAATAGGCCGTTCTTTCCGGTCATAAGTGGCGTTGATTGAATCATTGCGTTCCATTTACGAGACTTCTTTAACTGCGTAGATTTCATTGCAATTAATGCTGTCTCAGAACTACCGTCCTCTTTTAACACAACAACAAAGTGCTGATGCGTTTCCTCGATGTAAGAACCGTCTCCACCTACAA